GGCTCAAGGTGTTTACGCGCTCTTGATTCCATTATTGAGATATAGTACTATTCTCACACCCGAGGGTGGGCTGCTTTGTACTCGCATATCGGCAACATGTTCTCCGCGAACAGCAACATCTTGGCTAATTCGCGGGCTGGTATGTGTCACACTTGCTACTTCGATGCTTTCACCCTTTTGTCCGAACCTTATGGCGACGAACATCACATGCAAAGACGCATGAATGTCGCCAAGCATTGCCGTCGTTGTCTCAGGCCAAGTTTTCTTAAGCCGTTTTGCAGAAACGAAGAGGTGACGGTTCGTGTCTGCTTACCGACTGAAATGATTGCCGCATCGGCAAGTCTCATTGGGAAAGCTGGAGCGACAGCAATGCTCGGGATGAAAGCACCCAACGATTGGCTGCAGGTGGCGAATTTGGTTGCGCAGGGTAACAAGCCAGCCGAATACGCGTACGCACTCAACACCGTTGGCGCGGCTGCGATCGCCGATGAGGTGATTTGTTCAGCCCGCGAAGTAGATTTGGGATGGTGGGCCTTAGCAGCTGGGGTTGGCACTGGAGCTGCTTTGGCGCGGCTTAATATTGGCCGCCGTTATAAATATATGATGGCAGCCGCCGCGGCAACCATTCCCGTCGCCTATGGCATTTGGCGCGGTTTCGAGCCCGTGCAGGGGTACGCCTGGCACAACATCGCCGCAGAGGAAGTGGTGGCTGATGACGAAAGTGCCGTGGATGGTGACGAAGGTGACCCCGTTGAGGTGACCGACGGACCACCACCACCTGCAAACAGAGGTGCCGGAGATGGTGATGCAGACGGGCCTGACGAGCCCGCCGACACGCCAGAGCCACCTGGACTCGAATTGCTAGCCGAGCAGGCGACAAACGTGGACGCACAAATGGGGGCCTACGTTGATGGGACCCTATTGCACTCGTCAGTGGTCGTTAGTGAACATGGCGACCACGTGCATGATAACCGCACAGCCGAGGGAGAGGTCGGCGCTAGAACAGCGCGGCCTCGATTCCCAAAGACATCTCCCGGTGAGGAGTATCTATTCAGCAACGCCCCAGAGAACCTCGTTTCGGCAGAGGCTCTGCGCAACGTCGGCGTAGGGGTTGCGGAATTGACGCCTGACCAAGAGAGAGTCTTTGATGAGACGGTGTCGGCGCTTAAGAAGCACCTGTTCACGAAAAACAGAGTCCTTAAGGCCGAGCGGTTTATCACCAAGACCACGGACGTGCTGCCCAAGAACCGCAGCAACGACCAAAAAGAGCGGATGTGGACAGACGCTCTTAACGCGAGCGGGATACGGTCGGTGCCGTTCTCGACGCTCGTCAGCGCTTTCTGCAAGAAGGAAGTCACGAGAAAACCCAAACCGAGGCCGATCGCAAACCACGGGGACGAAAGGGTTTGGGGCATGGCCAAGTGTTCAGCGGTTTTCGAGGACATAATGTTTCACAACTTGCCGAATGCCTGCATCAAGCACGAGGAGAAAAACCTCAAGATGAACGAGCTTTTCATGAATTTGAACGGTTACGAGTTCAAAGTTGAGAATGATCTTAGCGCGTTCGAGTTCGGCGTTCACGAGAAGTTGAAGAAAGCTGAGAGTGGCATTTTGAAACACATCATGTCACACTTGGATTTGGACGCTGAAAATGCAGGCTTCTGTCACCGTGTTGTTGATGCCCGAACGAAGGCATGCACATGGTCGATGCATTATGTTGATGCCGCGGGTGCGAAATGCAAACTGAACCTCAAATTGCCTCGCACGATGAGGGAGTCAGGTGACAGGATTACGTCAAGTGGTAATTTTCTGCAGAATTTATTAGCTTGGTTCACTTTGCTTGTTAAGCCAGGCAAAGCTGAGGCCGCCGTGCAAAGTTTGGTCAAGAACAAAGGCAAATGTTTTGATTACACGAGCGCACGTGACGGCAAGCACTACCGTGCATTTTTGGCCTTTGAGGGCGATGACACTCTCGGGGGCATTAATGAGCGCATTCTCGCTTTCAACGGCGGTGAGCTCATTAACGACTTTTTCACCGACTACGGTTGGAAAGCCAAGTTGAAAGTAGTCAGCAACGCAGGCGACGACTGCGTGCAATTTGTTGGCTACACGGCGCTGGTGAGGGATGGCACAGTTGTCACAGATGGCAACAACGTTGTGATGTTCCCCGAGATTAAACGCATCTTGCAAGACAAAGCGTGGTCGTCCGCTGAGATACCTGACGCGGAGTATCATGCCACAGTTGCCATATACGCGACGTACATGGCAAATGAGTTCTCGCGTTTTGCACCGATGCACGCGTTTTTCGCCGCCATGAGAGCTGACCACATGAGCAAAGGCGGCAAGGTCACTCGTAGTAATGCCATGCTCCGAGATATATACATCAAAGAACACGGGGACGTTGGCACAGACGAGCAGGTCATTGGCAGCATACCAGACATGGCCCCATTTCTCGATGGCAGTCCCGCTTATCGTGATTTGGCTCGTGTTCACGCCGGAGATTTCACAGACGAGGAGTATTCGGCCATGTGTGGGCTGACGACTTTGGAGATGCATGGCATGGATTTGGCCAGCTTCTTGCCAAAGTCTTGGGTGGTCTGAGTCCACGGTTAGTTTCACCGGTCATTGGTTATGATCGTTTGATAATGTAAGCATGTGAGTTCGATGAGAGCATTTTTGATTTTACCAGGGATTACTCTTAGCGCGTGAGCCCTGGGTGCAAATGGGCAACTTTGGTTTTAGCTCGGAGAACCAAAGGGAACATGGAGCGCGGACGCCCATTGCATGTGATAGATCAGTCTTTTATGACTCGCGGGATGTATATGCCTGTCTCGCGTCCGACGATAATGTCTAGCGGGTCCGTCGGAGTGAACCCTTATGCCTCAGTAGCTCCGCGGGGGGGGTGAAGAGCCTGGGAGCCTTGGCACGGCTTACGGTGAGGGCGGCGGTTTTCCTTACTGGTTGGGTTGGGGGCTGGAGGGCCCCTGTGAAAACCGCTTGGTGCAGCGATAGGCCTGCGAAGCTGGAACGCATTTTGCACCAGTGGATGTGGCGTTTGAGTATCCCGCTCAGGTGCCTAATGGTTATTAATACCTTCGCTGTGGCTAGACGTGGGCAACCACGGAGCCTGGATCATGAGCGTTTGGCTTGGCGCTCAGTGGTCTTACCACAAAATGACTACGGATAAGAACCTTTTATTCACGGCCTCGCACGTTATTACCGAACTCATCATGTTTTTAAAA